GAGAAGCGGAAGTCGCCGACGATGGGGGTCACAGCGCGGTCGTTGAACTCCACGGGGATGCCGATGACATCTTCAGGCTTCTTGCCCCACAGATCGGTTGCACCGTTTGCCATGGCAGTGATACCGGCATAGTAGTCCTGCTTACGCATGACAGCGTGAGCGTTGGCGGCGAACATCTCAGGCAGGTCGGCCCAAGCGTTGATAACAGCCTGAACCATGTTGGGGCCCTCGACCTCCTTGATGTCGTTCAGGTAGAAGGACATATGGTCGTGAGTGCCGTCGGCAGCGGTGCGGAAGGCGTTGATCTTCTCCTTGATGGCCAGACCGGACTTCAGAGCAGCCTCGATCTTCTCAACCAGATTGGTGTCGGTGCCGTGCAGGACAGTATCCTTGACGGTTGCCACGATCTTGGTCTTGAAACGGCCATAAGAGATGGTGTCGCCGGTCATCTCAATCTCCTTGGCGGTCTCCTCGTCAGTCACATCGGCCAGAGATGCATCCTCGATAGAGAAATCGATCTTGGGCTCTTCCAGACCGCTCACCTGAGACACAGGCTCGATGTTACGCAGAGAGTTCTCCTCCACAGGCTCGGTCAGCAGCTCGTTGCTCATGTTGGTGGGCAGCAGATGCTCGCCACCGCCGAGGTTCTCAGAGCCGGTGGGAATGGCACCCAGACCAGCATATGCCTTCTTCACATCGCCGCCGGTCAGAGCAGCACGGTAGAAAGCAGCCTTGGCCTTGATGGCCTTATCGGCGTCATTCAGGTTGGCAGTCTCAGTGACCTTAGCCTTCTGAGCGGCCTCCATCTCATCGTGCTGCTTCTTCAGCATGTCGCGACGGGTGACCAGATCGTCACGATGAGACTCCTTAGCGGTGAGTTCCTCCATCTTGACGGTGGGATCTGCGGCCTTCTCGGCAATCCATGCAGAATCAGCCTCGATGGCAGCGTTCAGGGTTGCGATTTTTTCTTTCAGTTCAAACAGAGTCATGATTTTCTTCCTTTCTCAAAAAAGTTTTATTTCTTTCGATGATTTCTGCCCGCTTCCTGCGGTCTTCGGCGGACTCCATGGCGGTGCGGAGCTTAGGCATCAGCTTTTCGGCCAGCATTTCGCCATATTCGCTGAGGTCGGCATCCTTCAAGACCTCGACGGCCTCACGGATGCTCTCGTCGGTGCTCTTGGTGACACCGGCACCCTTCTGTGCGGGAACGGCCACGAAAGACCATTCGTAAGCGTCAGAAGGCTCTTCCAGATTCTCCACGCAGAGAACTCCGTCACAAACGGCGCCTTTCACATGGCCGTTAGGGCAGGTTTTCTGCCAGGTCTCCCAGTTGAAAGACATCGGTTCACCGCAAATCGAGCAAGAAGTTTTCCCGATTGCACAGCCGATGGAGACTTCCTTCAGAATGCCGCCGTCGATAGCGTCGATGAGAGGCTGGTTGGTCTCGTTGCGCAGCATGTAGGCACTGCCAAGAAGAACGACCCGCTGCTCACCCAGCGAGTTCTTTTCGTCTGTGACTTCCGTTTCAACCCTGTACAGTCTGGCGATCTGGCGGTCAGCACTCCACCGGTGATCACTGATGCCCGTTTTTCCAAGAAAAAGCGGTGCAAGAGCATTGAGGGTTTCGTTGGTGAACCGTTCATTGTCGCGGTCTGCATCGTTGTCACAAAGCACAACAGAAAAGCAGTAGACATCCTCCGGCGTCAGTTCCTTTACGCTGTATTTGTTAATCAGCTCAATGTCGGCTGCCGCATCAGCCTTCTTCTTGCTGAATAACTTCGATTTGCTAATTTTCCCCATTTGGTTTTCCTCCTGTAGCGGTATTTCCATCCGGATGTTCGGTGATAAATGCCAAAGTCGTGAGGTCTCTGGACACCAACAGGTTGTTGCCGTTGGGATCCGGCGGCATATTGTACTGGCTGCGAACCTCGTTGGGTTTCTTCCAGCCGCCGCGGATGGCCTTCTGGTTGACTTCTGCCTGCGTAGCAGCATCGGCACGCAGGATCGCCTCCATATCGAACTTGAAGTGATACCCGCGCTTGCGCTGATCTTTGGTCAGCAGCTTCCGGTTCAGTTCCTGCTCATAGGCCGTTACGATTGGCAGCATGGTCAGCATCAGGAACTCCAGCATCTGCTGTTCCTGCGAGTTGAACGATGTGTCAGAGTAGTCACCCAGCAGGTGCGGCGGGATGTTGTAGACCATGGCCACCTTCGAGCGGGTGATTTTCTCCACCTCAAAGAGCTTGCTGTCGACGGGGGACAGGTTCATGCTCTTGGCAGTGACACCGGATTCCAGCAGCAGAATGTTGCCAGAGGTTTCTTTGTATGTGTTCAGAAACGCCTCAACCATCTGCTGCTTCTGCGTGTCGCCCAGATTGGCGGGGGCCTCCAGCACGATTGCCGCATTCACGCCCTGTTCCAGCTGCTTTACACTGAAAGTCTGGATATTATCGCTATAGGACATCGTGCCGTAGAGCACAGAAACGGGATTGACGCCGGTATATCCGTTCGTGGAAATAAACGGCACATGGATCATGTAGTAATTATGAACATAGAACTCAGCGCCCTTTTCAGGAGTGATTCGGTACCACAATTCACCGCTCTCATCCTCCAAAACCGGTGTGACACGGCTTGGATCCAGAGGGTCGATGCGCTGAAGCGCTCCATTTACGGCATCATAGAGCTTCAATCCGTAGCAGTTTCCTGCTGTGCAGCGGCAGGCCTCCAGAGTCTTCACCAACTGGCAGCTGGTCATGTTCGGGTTCGGGGAAAAGCTCACCAGATCATTCAGATCACTTTTCACCGGCGATGTGCCGCGGTACAGCTGGATGGGCATGGCAGACAGAGCATTGGAGATGCGGGAGACCGCCGAAAACAGCAATTCGCTGTTCTGCAGCGTGTAATCGCCACGGAGCCAGCGCGGAAGCCACGAATGTCGCACCCGTGTTTTGCTTGGAACCACCATGCCCTCAGCAAGTGCGGCCTTGATGATCCACGCCCGTCTTCGCCTTTTCAGAACTTCGATTACGCCCAAATCTTTTTTCACCTCCTAATGTTGATTGTTGTTACGAGGGACTTGTCTGCCGGGATGAACAGCGGATTTTTCCGTATCCACTCGGTATGGGCGTCCAAAAGGGCGGCAAATCCGTCGATTTTACGGTGTCTATTCTGCTTTGTGGGCAGATAAGTGGCATTTGCACTGCGTTTTGTGAGCTTCACATTGCCCAGATACCAGTTAAAGAGCGGGTCGTTGTTGTGGATCATGTTTCCGTCCAGAAACCGCTCTTTCAGGTTGTCCAGCGGTGCCGTCAGCGTCAGCTCACCCTGACGGACTTCGTTCAGCACAAAACCCTTTTCACGCATCAGCTGAACCAGCAAAAACGCCTTTGCGGGGTCAAATCCGATGGAGTCAATGCGATATTTGCTCCGCTGCTCCTCAAACCACTGGTAAACGAGGTTGTAGTCGACATAGTCCCCGTGGACTATGGTGAGCCGGCCGGTGCTCTCGAGGTATTTCCAGTCGAGCTTTTCCCGGTCTTCCTTGACCTTCTTTTCAGGTACCCAAGAATGCGAGAGAACAAAGAAATCGTTGCCCGGGAGCGGAAATTCAAGGCACGCAGAGGTAAAGTCCTCTGTCTCGGAGAGGTCGAAACCACCGTAGCAGCGTTCTCCCCGCAGCTTTTCCACATCGTATTCCCGGTTGTTTTTCTTGATGGTCTTGGTATCAAGGAAAGAGAGCTCGTCCACCATGGTGAAGACATTGAGCTGCTTGTTGATGAAGTTGTTTCGCTCGGCGGGGACGGTTTTGACGCGCTCCCACTCGTCTTTCAGGTCTTCAATGTCCAGCAATGCACCCAGAGAGGGGTTTGCCTTGCCCCAGCAAGTGAAGTCATCCGGATCATCGTCCTCGTCGATCTCGTCAATGTAAACGAAAACGCGGTCTGCCGCTCTTTGGGCGATCGCGCCGGAGTTGTCCAGAATATTGCCGCCCAAGATGTAGAAGTCCATCAGAGGGCCGTCGATGACTGTGCCGAGGGTCGTGATATAGATAATCAGGGGCTGCTTACGCTTTTTCGTTTTGCCCTTGATAACATTGATGAGCTTGTAATCGCGGAATTCGTGGATCTCATCGAAGACCGCCATATGGACATTACGGCCGTCCAGATTCTTACTGTCAGAGGCCAGCGGCTGGAATTTGCTGTTGGTCTGATCAAAAAACATACCCTGCTTCGTAGAGCGGATATGCTTCGAGAGAATGGGACTGGCGTCTACCTGCGCTTT